CTGTTGTTGCTGTTGTTGCTGTTGCCCCTGCTGCTGTCCCTGCTGTTGTCCCTGCTGTTGCTGTCCCTGCTGTTGCACCTGCTGCTGTCCCTGCTGTTGCTGTTGTAAGAATTGTTTTGCCCGTTCTTCACTTGGTTTAAAAAAGATACTAGTCCCTAATTGTGCAGTATCTGCCATATATCCTGAAAGAGATTTTGTTTTTCCAATTGCTCCTTTTACCCGCCCTTTTAATTGTTTCATTTGACCACGCTGCTCCTTTGATAATCCTGGTATTTTATCAGGGTCAAACGTAGAACCAAATAATGCAACCTTCATACCCTCTGGTCTATATTTAGAACCAAGATCCTTAATTTTACCAATACTTGCAGCCATTCCTTCTTCAATATCAGTTGCTCCAAGAGGAAACATACTGGATAAAGCCTTTTGTGCTTCAATTGCTGAATTATATATATCATCTCCTTGGCACTCCTTATCTGGTAGACCGTTTGTACCAAGTTTTAGACGAATTTGTGGGCGTAGTGTATACATAATTGCAGCTGCAAGTCCACCATCTGTAACTGCTTGAGGTAAATTAAAGCAAACCGCTTTATGTGCACGGTCTGTTGTAGGAATACCCATTAATTCTAATATAATTCGCGCAGGTGGTACAAATTTCATTGCATCTATAAATGTTCTAATATCTTCATTACAAAAAAATGCAGGAATATTAAAAAGATCTTGTAAACGAATAAGGTGATCAAAATCAAGCCCTTTACTGCTATATTTTTGTGGAGCTGGCTCTTGAGATTTAGGCGTTGATTCTATATCTTCTTTGGGCTCAGGTGGCCAAAGTTTGAGTGTTTCTAGTGTAAAACACTGTCCTGCATGTTCTTGTGCGTTTTTTGTCATTGCATCAATCTGCTCCTGTATTTGACCTAACATCTTTCCTAGCTTTTCCAAATTCTGTTCTATCAACATTTTTATGTCAAAGGATGCAAATGTTGATATAATAAATAATATAAACCCAATTAGAAGTGATTTACTACCTCTATATGCAGCATATACTAATTCATCGCGGCTACTATTAGACATAAGTGAAAGAACTTTTACAATAATCTTTCCAAATATTCCAATCATCATCATATTATTTCCAGCTAGCCCCATAAAAGTAAGTACTGCACTTTTCCAATCACCTTTAAATAATTCAATTAGACCACCAAGGAAAGAGCCTACAATACGAAATATACCAGTTCCTGGAAATCCAAATGAAGAAATCAATCGCAGCACTTCTAATACCCCTTGTAATAAAATAAAAAGAAGACGAGTAGGAATTTCATATGGAATACCTATCGGCTCTAAAGGAATACCATGAAATGTATTTTGCAGTTTTATAATCCCAATTTTAGATGCTAAATCTTCTGTTTTATCATTCATCATGTCCATATATTCTAATATAAATTCTACGGCTCCATCCAAACTTACATGACGAGGGTCAATAAATTCCGCAAGTTTTGCAAGGGTTTGGGTCGCAAGATCTTTTCCCATTTCTTTGCTTCCACCTGTTTGCTCGGATTCTATTGGATCAACTAAACCCAATAACTCTAATAGTCCACCACCATGCATTGTCATAAATTCATGTACCTGTTGAGCCTCTTGTGCATCAGGAAACGCAGGAGTTCCTTCAGAAGTTAATACATTTTGTACCCACGAAGCTTCATCTGCAGCTACAGCCATACTTCCTCCATGCTGTCCTTCATCGCGCCCTCCTATATAATTTTTAAACTCAATTGCAATGCTACATATAATAGAAAACCCATTATATATTGAATCCATAACAGGATTCATGCTTTGCAAAAATGTAATTTTTTCTTGTATCTCATTTAGTAAGCCTTCATCTTCCAAAGCCATTCTCTAATTGCTATTAATATAATAAGAATTAGAGAGTGTCCGCAAGAGCAATTAGGAGTCTGTTGTAGTTGGTTCTGTGGTAGTAGTAGCCGGTATGCTTATTTTATCACATGAACACATAGAGGTTCCTGTTGAAACAGTCTCTCCTAAAATAGAGTTGACTGCATTATCCACATTTTCCGTTGTAATTTGAAGATGACGCAAACGCCAATTACCTTGTTTCAACTGGCGATATCCTTGGACCACTCCATATGCTGTATGCAAATAATCATTTGCTAATTGCCCGCCTTTCACAAAAAAAGCACAACATATCATTTGTAATAGATTCATTTAGGAGTGTGCTTCTATTTATTTATATATTATGTAAGGGCTTTTAGGCAGGTAGGCAGTTAGGCAGTTAGGCAGTTAGGCAGTTAGGCAGTTAGGCGCTACACATAGTACAACCCTCTTCAGCTTCAAACTTCTCCTTATCACGTCGTTCCTTATCCGCTTGTACAGCTGCAAGCAGCTCGGGATCAACTGTAAACTTCTGCGCAGCAGTAGGGGCTTTTGTGCGCAAATAATACATACCTGTCTTGAGCCCGCGCTTCCACCCATAAAAGTGCATACTTGTCAGCTTCGCATAGGTCGGGTCAGCAACAAAGAGATTGAGCGACTGCGACTGGCAAATAAATGCACCACGCGCGGCTGCCATATCAATTAGAGTACGCTGTTTGAGTTCATAAGCCGTCTTATAACGCTCCTGGATAGATGCTGGAATCTCACTAATTCCCTGTACAGATCCATTGTTTGCAATAATCTTCTGCTTCAATCCTTCAGACCAGAGCTGATAATCCATAAGGTCGCGTACAAGATGCTTATTAACTACAATGAACTCTCCAGCAAGAGTACGACGAGTGTAAATATTGCTAGTAAATGGTTCAAAACACTCATTCCAGCCCAAGATTTGGCTCGTCGATGCAGTTGGCATAGGTGCAACAAGTAGAGAATTGCGCAGACCAACTTCTACAACACGAGCTTTTAGAGCAGCCCAGTCAAGATCACCAGCAGCAGTTAGAGGTTGCATTGGCTTTCCATCTGCACCTGTCCACATATCAAACTGCAGAATACCTTGACTTGCTGGGGAGCCCGCAAATGTTTCATAGGCGCCCTGCTCAGCAGCCAGGTCGATACTTGCACCGATAGCTGCGTAGTAAATGTGCTCAAAGATGCGCTGATTGAGTTCCGCTGCACGATCCGTTTCCCAAGAAATCTTCATCAGTGCAAACACATCCGCTAGACCCTGAACACCGAGACCAATCGGGCGATGACGCATATTTGAGCGCCGTGTTTCAGGAGTCGGGTAATAATTGATATCAATCACGCGGTTCAGATTGCGTGTCAGAATGCGAACCGTTCGGCGCAGCTCATCAAAGTCAAATTCACGACGGTTCTTCTTCACAAAAGCTGGTAGGGCAATAGAAGCAAGATTACATACAGCCGTCTCTTCTGGAGAGGAATACTCCAGAATTTCCGTGCAATTTCCAGTTAGAATGCCATTAAATACTCCTGCATGATTTTCAGGTTCATTGAAACAATATGTATCATCATAGCGTCCAAAATCCTCTACTTTATCAACAATAACTTCATATAGTATTTTAGTATTAGATGGTTTAGAAGATGGAGGTTGATAATAGCATTTTAGTCGCTGCCCAGGTTTTAATTGAGATGCTTCAATACGCTCACATTCTGAAATATTATCATGTGTTGGTAGAATAAATTTATGATATGGTGTACAATGAATTACTGTAGGATATCCTGACGAAATACCATATTCATTCCCATATTCACTATTATAATTAATAATTGAACGGATTTTATTTACTGTAACTTTAATAAGCTTTTGGCGTTCACCTGTCTTTCTAATAGTTGTTTCAGACCATTTATCACCATTCCAAACATTTACCTTTTTATCTACAAGTGATATAATCTGAAATTCACCTTTATCCGTTAGGACTTTTGTTTCTGGTGCAACACATAAATTGCTTGACTTAATAGTTCCCAGATTTTTCTGATTGCTCTTCATGTTCGCAGCATCCTTATAGACAATATAAGGAGTGCCGGTTTCAATCTGCGCATCTAGAATCTTAAACCAGAGCTTTTGTGCAGGAACTGTACGACGACCCAGACCCTCTTTCTCATATCGCTCATACAGAGTACGGAACTCCTCTCCATATACATCAGCAAGTCCAGGAGCTTCTGCAGGACAGAAGAGTGTCCAATCACCGCCGGCTTCTACACGTTCCATAAAGAGATCGTTCATCCAGATGGCGTAAAAGAGATCACGAGCACGCTCTTCATCTGCTCCAGTATTTAGCTTGAGACGGAGGAAATCTTCAATATCAGCATGCCAAGGCTCCAGGTAAATTGCAAAGGAACCATTGCGTTTTTGCCCACCTTGATCCACATAGCGTGCTGTAGAATTATATACGCGAAGCATGGGGACCAGCCCATTTCCAACTCCATTTGTACCAGCAATTAGAGAGCCTTTTGCGCGAATATTATGGACATGTAGACCAATTCCTCCAGCATGTTTAGAAATCTGAGCACAATCACCCAGCGTCTTGTAAATGCCGCCAATGCTATCGCTATCCATTGCAAGTAGGTAGCAGGAGCTAAGTTGGCAATTAGGGGTGCCAGCGTTGAAAAGTGTGGGTGTTGCATGAGTCGCCTTTTTCAGACTCATCATATCATATGTCTCAAACGCTTTTGCAAGGTCAGCCCCCCAAATACCAAGTGCGACACGCATCCACATATGTTGAGGGCGCTCCTGGATTTTTCCAGACGAATCTTTTAGGAGATAGGCGCGCTCCAGTGTTTTGAATCCAAAATAGTCAAAGAGGAAATCACGGTCATGGCGAATCCATGCATCAATTTCAGCACCGTGCTTATCTACTACCGCTTCCAGCTCCGCGCTAATATACCGAATTGGTTTCCCAGTCTTGGGATGAATCTGATTTGCAAGTCGTTTTACAACCGCGCTAAAAGATTGCTCGGTGTTGGCTTGGTGATTGGAAATGGCAATTTGCGCAGCAAGTGTTCCATAATCAGGCTGGATAGTTGCAAGAGAGCTCGCTAGATGAGCTGCAAGTTCATCCAGTTCACTTGTATGAACCCCATCGTAAATGCGAGCAAGAACCTTCTGGGCAATTAGGACAGGATTCACCTCCAATCCACGTCCAGCGGCTTGAATACGACGGAGAACTTTGTCAAAGCTCACCTCCTCTTTACTACCGTTGCGTTTTACTACATACATTGTTAGACTAGACATATTGTGGTGGCTTGTTCTTAGGCGTGTGTACTTTGCACATATGCCTAACAGCAACATCAAATTTTATTAGAGAATATAGGCACATCCTAATAGCCCACTTGCCAATTAATGAAGACCTGCGCAAAGCATTGGTTCTAGGAGTTTGAGTGTATCATGGGACTTCTGTAGGATTCGCTCTGCAATTGCGCGGTGGTTTCCACTTGTTATGTGTGTTTCATGATTTAATATATCGCGAATAAGGAGGACAATAAAAATATCCTCGCAGCGACGAATGGCGGAGCCGATACATTCCCATGGCTTGCAAAGCGCATCGTAGGCATCATTACGACCACCGTGTCCGCGGCAGCGCAGCCATGCATTTACAAATGAGTTATGCATTTTATAACATACATCCATTATATCATTATTAGCAGAATACATTGCAGCATAAATGCGAGAAAGGAAAAGTGAAGCCTCATCACTAAATTCCCCTTCGAAGAATTTGGGAGGAGCGCCTTTATCAAATGCTGCAGAGCTATAAAATACACGAGCTACCTGTTCTGCAAGTTTGCGTGTTACATCTGAATACATTTCTGCATCTAGGCGCTTGACATTACTATATTCAATATTACCAATACGATCGCCGACCTCTAATGGTTCAATTAGGAATTGATTAACATAATCACGATGAAAATAATAAGGTATAGCGCGTGGCATTTTATTTTTAATTACTTGGGCAATCTTTATATTCTTCTAATAGATGCGTACAAAAGGATTTAGTGTACTTGTATTATTAATAATGATTACAGTTGTTGTATTTACAATGGGTGCATATGCAAAGAACCCTGTATATGTGCCACGCCCTGCATTTGTTCGTGAAGGATTTAGCCTATCCGGTTCTCCTACAGGTGTGCGTTTCAATAGTCTGCTATTAGACTTGCCTGCAAAGCCACAATTAGAAAAGCATTTTGGTGAGAATGCACTAAGTTGTTATGCAAAAGATTATTGGCGCGGACATGAGCGCACTGGCAATTATAAACAAGAGACAAATAACTATAAACAAAGCTATCCTGATTCGTGCTCCTCTTTGCGTGGGGAGTTTGTTCTGGGCTTTTATGAGAAGTAATTAGCAAAACATTTCCTTAATTGTTAATTGACGAGGTTGCTGTTGCTGTTGTTGCTGTTCAACAGCTGCAGCCGCAGCCGCAGCCCCAGGAACCTGAATTAGGCAAACTGCTTCTGTATTTTCCGCAAGCCCTGCGCTTACAGCTTTCTTCTTACGACTCGACTCAGGAAGTACAAATTCACCTCGCCCAGCCTTCTCTACATCTGCCCAGAAACTCTGCAAAGCAGATTGCACAGATAACCACCAGGTTGGCGACCGTTCTACAATAATCTCATTCCACTGCATAAGAGCCCAGGGTACTCGTTCAATTATATGATCATGTTGTCCCATTAAATGGCACGGTGGTTCTTCTAAATCTGGACAGCCAACTGGTCCATATACATAACGACGAACTGGAACATCATCATAATCATCTGGATTAAAATGCTCGACAAGCCAAAGTACACCTTCAAGCATCGCCGGTCCTTCAAGAGCTGTATTACGAGGTGAGCAGGCTGACCTGAACCGCGTCTCCACATAATAGCATTTCTGCAAACCAGTCACCTCTAATTGCAATTGCATTTGCATATAATATTCCTCTGGAATCTTATCTGTTAATTCACGACTAATTGGACATTTAATTTCAATAAGGGAACCAATGCGAGGTGAGTTTTTATCCACTGCATCTACAATTAGACCATCAGGTGAGGCTGCAATACGCGGATCACCAGGATGAAGAAGTCGTCCAAGATCTTGTATAGAAACGCCATATTTGTGTTCGTAAATTTGTTTTACAACTGGTTCAAAACGAATGCCCCAATCAAAGGGTGTCATATGTCGCGAGGGAGCGGTGAGCTGTTGCGAGCACCGACGTTGAATCTCCTCGGCGGTCGGCGTAGTTGCTTTTGTCATAACGAGTTTGCCGCGTGCAAGTGGCGATCCAAACACATTGCTAAATTCAGATGCAGTTAGGACTTTGCATGCTTGTATATACCATTCAGGTGTACGCTGTTCTGTACTACGACGAGCAATTAGCTCAGCAATCTGATGTTTACGATGCTGAAGTAAATGATTTGTAGTATCGGCTTGATGTTTAAGACGTGCTAAATGAAATCTGCTATAACTTTCAATTAATTTATGCATTATTGGCTCATCACCAATTAGCTGGTGCAAACTAGTCGTAAAATATTCTACCTGTGTTGTATCGGCAGGTGCTATTACAAGCTGTTCAGCGCCTAGCAAATCATCTATTTGATAAGCCATGTATCAATGGTTTATTTTATAGATAGTGTCTAACGTTTAGCTGCCGGCGCAGATGGCTTTCAAATTTTAGCTTTGCTGTGCAGGAGGCGTAGTTTCCTCATCTTTCTTCTTTCGAAGTGTTGAACCAACCTTCTTCTCTAATAGCTGAAACTTCATAATACCATCCGCTCCACGATGCATAACAAGCCCCTTAATTTCTAAAATAGACTCTTTTTCTGTATCATATACGACAGTAGTCTTTGAATTGAGGAGTTTTTTATCAAGTGCTTTCTGAAGAATTCCAAGAAGAGTTGCACTTTCAAATTGTGTCAGATTGAGCTTCTTTTTCTCATCTTCCACAAATGCACGGAGACGATTTAAGCGCAGACCACGTTCTAGCCGGTGCCAAGGACGCTTGTATGCATCCTTGATACTGTCATCCAGTAATTTATTTAATGATGCCTCATCATTTGGTAAACGTCGTTGCGTTTTATTTCTAGTATCTGTTTGCTGCGTAGCCATTTCTTACTTATATATACGATTTAAACATTAGGTGGTTGTAGTTGCGGGTTGTGATTGCAACCAGAAACAACGCTGCGCGCCATTAAGTAGTTGTTGCAGCAGATACCGCAACATGAATATGCTCGCGAATAATATACTGTATTGGTTTAATAACAGTTTCCAAATAATTATAACTTCCAATTAAATCATCTCCAGTTTCTGCATTTAGAAAAATGAAGAAATCTTTCCAGCAAAGTGCAGACGGGTCTTCCGTAAATAAATCTGCAGCCACTGCTTCTTCATAACTGTAAAACTCATCAAATTTTATTTTATTATTATCTACAATAACCCAGTACATATCATCAATCTTCCCCATTTTCATTATAGGAATATTATTTGGTTCCAGATAATTTTCTCGAATAGCCTCTGCTGTATCTGGAATAGATGTATCATCATCTGTCCAAAGAGCTGCACCACCTCCTAATAGAATCTTAATTTTGTACATATCTGCATTTGTTCCTAATAATGTTGCAACTTTAACATGTTGTATAGAAAATACAAATAATTTCATATTAATGTAATTATACACCGCGGCATTTAGACTCACTGCAAGCTATCTGCAATTAGGAGTAGAATGCAGCCGATTGGAATAGGACCGGCGCCGCCTCCAATTCCATATCCATCTATGACACTTCGTTCACGACGTGAATTACCAACGCGTGATGTCGTAAATGCGCGTAATTATGAACACTGGCAGACCGATGGTCGGTACGGAATTTATGACCGACGCGATTTGAATGCTGCTCCGACATTTATGGACCAGCAAGGTTCTCCTGGGCGCCTTGATCGCCGTGATAATCGTCCCGCGGCTGCATTTGATGCAACTGGTCCACAACTCGCTGGCAATATCTATTTTGATAAATACGATGTCCAATCGGACCCTCGTAATGTTGTACGAGAGCTCCAAGGGGCGGTTTATGAATCAAAGGAGGATCGAGGTGTATCGGAATCAAACCGGCTATTACAGCGTGCATTTGAAAGTCGATGGACTAGCAAGGCTGCTGCAGAGGCGGCTATTAAGGAACGACTGAATGCAGAAGGTGCTTTACTGCCGGCTGTGAATGATATGAAAATCATTTACAGACCGTTGGATGGCGTGAAGCCTGGTGTTTAGTTGCATTGCCAAAACACTTCGTGTTCAGTCGCGTCGCCAAAACACTTTGTGTTCAGTCGAATGAAACAGTAATCGGCATATCATGTTTCTGCAGCTGTCGACTTGCAGCTGGAATCTGCTTAGTACGACGACGACGAGTTGTATTTGCCACGGCAGCCACAAATAGAGAATGATTATCTTCTGCAGATCCTGCACTACTCATAGTTGCAGTAGATGCAAGAGAAGATACTGTACGAATAGAAGAAACCGATGATTCTGTCGCAGGTTCACGACTCTTCTTCTCTGCACCAGCACTCTTAATAGCTTCATTGCGCTCGGTTTGAATTTCTTCTATGTGTTCCTCAATATAATCTAATAGCTTTGTTTCAATTGCCCAGCGGAAGAAATTGAGTTTACCAACAGTTGTTAAGAATGGCTCGTGCCCTGGAATTTGAAACATAATACGTTCACGGCGGCAATTAGGGTCAAAATATTGTTTTGAATAAGCCTTTAATTGAGACTTATATGAAATATATACTAAGAATTCTTGTCCATTAAGTGGATATCCAATAAAGTGTTTGCGACAATAATTAGTGACAAACCAGTCAATTAGGCGAAGAGAAAGATCTGCTGTGCCTTGAAGGTAGGGGAGAATTGTTTCAATATCTTTGTAATTTGCATAAAATTTTTGGAGTGATACAATAATTAATTCAGGTTTACAATCTATTTTCCGGCGATTACGAGCGGTTGTGTCCATACTCTGCTCAAAGGAGCTGATGCATTCCTTAAGTGCGAAAAAGGGCTGCTGAAAATCATCTCTTATGATAGAAATATGGCTGAAGGAGGTGCTAATTATAATGCTGCAGAATCTATGCTAACTGAAAATAATAGAGTTATCATACAACCCTTTAGCGGTGGCGGCTATGGAGCAATTGAAGAGATTGAGCGTGAAATGTATGAAGGTCTTCAAGAAGGAGAAATGCACGATGAGGAAACTTATACTATAGAAGGT